TTATGGGTTCAGCCGGTAAGGGTATTCGTCAGGTTGTGATGCACATCGACAACGACGTTATTATGCCGATTGTTGAGCGTCAGTTTGTGTACAATATGCGCTATGATGCGGATGAGTCGATTAAGGGTGATGTCCAAGTTATTCCGCGTGGTGCTGTAAATCTGGCAGTCAAGGAGACTGTCAATATGCGTCGTGTCGAGTTCCTTAACGCCACTGGCAATGAGGTCGATATGAGCATCATCGGCAAAGATGGCCGCGCTGCGATTCTCCGTGAGATCGCTAAGGGGCTTCAGATGCCGGTCGATGAAATCGTTCCTTCACGCGAGCGGCTGAGTAATACTCAGCGGATGCAACAGGCAGCGCAGGCGGCAGCGACACAGCAGCAGCCACAAGGGGCAACCCTCGATCAAGCAGGAAATCCAGCGGGTGGTATGAGTGCCGCTTCTGCTAGGCCACAAGGTGGTGGTGCGTGATACGACCCACCCCAGAACTTCTTCAACAATGGGCTTCTATCTCTCGTTCCCACCCAATGATCCTTGAATGGATAACTGAGTGGCGTCAGCGGGAGATAGATCAGCTACCATATGTTGGACCAGATGCTGTCCACTTGGCTCAAGGGCGTTGCCAAGTGTTGACAGAGATATATAAACTAGTGCAAAATGCCCCTGATATGGCAGCAGAATCTAGAAAAAGATAGCCGCCGTTTAACCATACGCATACCGAGAGGAGCGTTCTATGGCTGTACCTGAGCAAGTTCGTCGTCAATCTGAGGCAGTCGCCAAACATTTCGAAGAGCAGAAGACCCAAACTGAAACTACTGAGGCTAACGTAGAATCAGAAGGTCGTACGCAAGAGAGTGTTCAGCAAGCCGACAGTGTCGAGAACGAAGCGTCTGCACCCGCACTTAACGAGCAAAAGTCTGCGGGTAACAAGGATAATGAGGAGACTTTCGAGAAACGGTATAAAACACTTCAGGGTATGTACAACGCGGATACAGTGCGGCTTCGTACTGAGAATCAGCAGTTGAACCAACGACTTACCCAGATGGAGCATTTGTTTTCAGCTCTTTCAGCAGCACCGGCTCCGGCTTATGCTAATGATAAGCGGCTGATAACCGAGAAAGATGTTGAGGAATATGGTGATTCGCTTGAGGTCATGCGACGTGTGTCCGAAGAATCACTTACAGCCCGCGATAACAAGATTGCGGAATTGGAACATATGGTCCGGCAGATGCAGGTCAGTGTTCTTCCTCGTGTCGAACAGGTTGCACAGAAACAAGCGCAGACATCTGAACAGTCATTTTGGGCAGAACTTTCTGCAAGAATCCCCAACTGGCGGGACATCAATGCAGATCAGAACTTCTTAGATTGGCTTTTGGAAGTAGACCCGCTGACCGGGGTTACACGGCAGGACTATCTTGAAGATGCTCAACGCAGCATGGATGTGTACCGAGTCGCAAATTTCTTCAATGCTTGGCAGGGTAATGGTAGCCAACAAGTTGCTCAACCACCTCGGAGCGCAGTTTCCGAACTCGATAGACAAGTAGCTCCCGGTCGCAGCCGTAATGGCAGTGGTCCGGCGGCATCACAGGCTAAGACGTACACACGCGCAGACATTACCAAGTTCTTCGATGACGTACGAAAAGGCATCTATCGAGGCAAAGAAGCTGACCGCGACCGAATTGAACGCGATATTTTCGCTGCACAGCGGGAAGATCGTATAGTCGCAACAGGTTAAGTGGAGCTATTCCATGTCTTATCCGGTCTCTGCTGGCCGTCCAAATTATTCGGGAAACTTCATCCCTGAGATTTGGTCAGGCAAGCTTATTGAAAACTTCTACGATGCGACGGTCCTCGCGGCTATCGCTAACACCGACTACGAAGGCGAGATCAAGAATCAGGGTGATACGGTTAACATCCGCACCATTCCGAACATCACGATCCGTGACTACGTCAAGGGCCAGAGCCTCGTCGTCGAAAATCCTGACAAGCCTAAACTTCAGCTTGTCATCGACAAAGGCGAGTACTTCGCTTGCGTTGAAGACGATATTGATCGTGTTCAGTCAGACGTTAAGTTGATGGATATGTGGTCTAAAGATGCTTCCGAGCAGATGAAGATCAAGATCGACCAGCGCGTTCTGACCGATATCTTGCCAGATATTGCTGCGACCAACAAAGGCGCAACTGCTGGCGCGGTATCATCTGCGTTCAATCTTGGCACGACGGCTTCGCCGCTCACCGTTTCTAAAGACGGTTCAGGTGGTACGACTTCAGTTACGGACCTTGTCGTTGACATGGGCACCGTTCTTGACGAAGCTAACTGCCCAGAGCAGAACCGCTTTCTTATCATCCCTGCCCGTATGGCTGGCTTGATCAAGAAGTCGGAACTGAAAGACGCTTCGCTTACCGGCGATAGCCAGTCTCCGCTCCGCAACGGTCGTCTCGGCATGATTGATCGCTTCACGATCTACGTCAGCCACAACCTGAAAGTTACGTCCAGCACGAAGTACAGCATCATTGCTGGCACCAAGATGGGCTTCACTTTCGCTTCTCAGATGACTGAGATGGAAACCATCCGTTCGGAAACGACGTTCGGTGACATCATCCGTGGCCTGCAGGTGTATGGCTACAAAGTGGTGAAGCCAGAAGCTCTCGTCGAATCCGTCGTCAGCTTCTCGTAAGGAGGAATAAATGACTGCTTTTACTGACTCCTACGGGTTTAACAAAGGAACGGCTTCGTTTCCTGCCTATGGCGGAAACCGCATTTCCTTCATCGAAGTCGAGCTTGACTTCGCTGCGATTGTGGCTGCGCGCTCTGCCGCAGGCGCTACGGCGCTTGCTGCAACAGATACACTTCAGATTCTTCCTCTTGAAGCTAACTCTGTAATCCTGCACGCAGGCTTTCAGGTCACGTCGGCAGAGACGACGAACACGACAGCTACCTTTGACTTTGGTTTCACGGGCGCTTCGCCTGCTGCAGCCAATGCTTTTGGTAACGACATTGCGTCGAACGCTCTCGGCTGGTCATGGGCTGCTGGTAACGGCCTTGGAGCACCGATCATTATTGGTACGTCAGATGACACCATCGACTTGCTGATCAATACGGCTGCGCCTACGGACTGTGTTCTCCGCTGCTTCGCGGTTGTTCTTAACCCGAACTGAGTGTAGGGGCTTCGGCCCCTACTTTCTCATAGGAGGACTCAATGTCTGTTTATAACGGCGTTACACACTCTCGACTGAAGGCCATCAATTTTGAGGCTGACTCAGCGACAATTACTTCTGCAACCATTACGAATCTTCGGGCGACCGGAGCAGTTCTTAATGTTCGTCAGCGGTTTACGATTGCGCAGGTCAACGCGGGTGTCGAACTCGTTGCTGCTGTTACTGGCAAATCAATCCGTATGGTTAGTTGTAAAGCCATTTCGGTTGGCAACGCTGCTGGTGCGGTTACAACGGTTGATGTTACTGGCACTTCGACCACTTCACGTAAGCTCGTTGCTTTCGCTCAGGCCAGCCTGACGCAAAGTACTGTTCTCGTTGATGGTGGTTCTGGTGCTGCTGTCCTCGCTGACGGTGCGTCTTATACGGCGAACGACGCTGGTACGGCGATCAATGTTAGCAAGACTGGCTCTAGCATTACAACGGCCACGCACATCGACGTTATCTTCGATTACGTCCTTGAATAATTGGTAGGGGCTAGACCCCTACCTCTCCTTTTAGAGGGCCGAGTATGCCAACAAATCTTACCGGTAGCCAGATTAATGCTACGTATTCTCAATTATTACACGTAGATGGTGGCCCGGCAGCTACAGAAAAAACTGTTGTTAGCGGTACCGGTGTTTCTACGGCGCTTAAAGTTGGTACAGCTTCCGCTTCTGTTGGGAATATCCGTCTAAGTGGAAACGCTATCTCTGCGATCACTGGCGATGTAGGCATAACCAACGCTGCTATAACAAGCGGCACAATTACCGGCATAACCGACTTAGCCGTTGCCGACGGCGGAACGGGTGCTTCTAACGCTTCCGGCGCACGTACGAACTTAGGTCTTGGTACTATAGCTACGCAGGATGCTTCGTCGGTTTCAATTACCGGTGGATCTATTACTGGAGTTACATTCTCTGGTTCATTCTCAGGCATGACGCTTGTCGAGTCTACGACATTAGCTACAGGTAATGCCGCAGCCGGATGTAATCTTAATGGCAGCACATTAGCTGCTGATGGAACTGATACAAATATTGACCTTAATATTACACCCAAAGGTACGGGTGAAGTTAATATAACCAATGTAGACATCCTTAGTGGTAAGGTGCCGTTTAGCACTATTACCAGTCGAGCTTATGCTGCGTTCTCTGACATCACCGATCAGACTGGTAGTACGTCTGCGGCTACGGCTGTAAAATTTGGCACAACTGACTTAGTTGGTGCTGGCATTACAATGGTCACGGATGGTACGAATTTAACACGACTAACATTTGCTGAAGCAGGAACTTACGCTGTAACGCCTAACCTTCAATTTACCAATACTGATGGTAGTGATCACACTGTGTCAATTTGGTTTTCGCTGAATGGAACAAATATCGTTCGCTCCAATACCAAGATGTCAGTGCCAAAAGCCACAGATGGTGGGAGTGCTTTTTTTCAAATTATGTTATACGTTACAGTGACGGCTGGGCAATATATTCAGGTACTATGGCTCCCTGCGAATACCGCAGTTACACTTGATCATACCGCAGCAGTAACTGGCCCACCTGCAGTTCCAGCAACACCTTCCGCTATTATATCTGCAGAGAGGATTGCATAATGCCTAAGACTCCTGCATGGACACGCAAGGAAGGTAAGAATCCTAAAGGCGGTTTGAACGCTAAAGGGCGCGCTTCTTATAATAAAGCAAATCCCGATAAGCCCGGTTTGAAAGCGCCCCAGCCTGAAGG